CCTGTTTCTGCAAGTTGAAGCATATCATCCTCAGTGTATCTCACGCTCACTACCCCGTCACCTAAGACTGCTTGTGAGTTAAGGTTTGCAAATTCTACTTTGTATAAGCAATTAATAACATATCTCGATATCAAATCTTCTAACTGCCAACCAGCCCCTTTCGCTTTAGCTTTAGTCCTAAAGTTTGGTCTATCCATAAAAACTTTTGGAAAAGTGTTAGGTCTTGAAGCGTGGGTAGTATCAACCAACTCTGTAGTCATGAATCTGCCGATATAAAATTTATTGTATTTGACATAATCTCTTAGTGGATAACCTGCGATATAAATATCTTCATTAACTTCATCTCTTGTGTGNTTTATATACATCTCNGGNACTTCNATNANCCAATCNCCTANNGCANNATCATANCCAGGNTCNCCTTCATANAGNAGTTGCCCTGCGGTTGTCCTTATGCACTTTCGCATATGACTCCATGGGTAGATGCTATCAAAGTCGTTTACTACTGCCGATTTAACAGTAAGACTTTTGTCCGCATTAGCAACAAGCCCTACTGCATCACCTAATCTCGTCAATAGTGGAGATGTCGCGTTTAAGACCCTTCTAACTCCATATTCATAAACCTTAAAATTATTAGCAATTTCTACCAACTCCGAACTAACTTTGCTACTACTCCATACTTTATCTACTGTGGTTGTAGTATCATCAACAAGCGTGTCTAATTCAGTTTTTATTTCATCTATTGCACTTTGAACTTCGGTCGCTGTCAATCCACTTGAAGTGTTATTATAACTTACATTACTTGCGACATTCCCAATAAAAGCTACATTTTCTGTCCAAACGCCATTACCATAAGTTATAGTTATTGTTCCGTCTAAATTATCTGTTATATCCGTTATACCGATACCTTGTTCTCCAATAGACGCTATCATCAACCAATAAGTTGAATTAGTGGGCTCATTTCCTAAACTATCTTGAATACAATAATAGCTTGAACCATTGTAAACTACTTTATTACCGACAACATATTGCTTTAGTGGGTCATAAACTTCCCAAACAGACCTCGCTTGTTCGGCTTCAACCCTGCTTTGTTCTGCTATTACTGTACCAGTAAGTTGGTCTAATTTATCAACTATTGGTTGCACTAATTGTGTAGAAAAAACTTCATTTCCATTTTCGTCAAAAAACACAACTTTATTAGCACCTTGCCCACCAGTTAAAACTTCATATTGGTCTGTGGATGGGTTATAAAATTGTGGCACAACATTTCCATTCAAATCTCGTATTACTGTAGTAGTATTATAAGCCATTAACTAACCACCCCAATCAATTCATCAATTTTACTCTCTAAACTTGCAAACGCAGTAATTAGAGTTCCAAGTATTTCTGATTGTGTCATTTCAATTCCAGTAGAGTCTACTATCATTAATTTCATAGAACCATTAGCACCTTCTATTTGGTGATAACTGTCTGTTATTGGGTCATAATATTGTGGAATTGGTTTACCTTGTGCGTCTTTTAATATAGCTTTGGTGTCGTAAGACATATAATACCTCCTAACTTAATTCTGGTACGATTGATACAATAAAATATCCTGTATTTGGTACAGTTAATATATTTCCATCTGGCAATATAACTTGAAATTCACAATTATAGACTCCAGACACACTTGTATCTCCATCTTCCCAAGTAACTACAACTCTACCTTCTTCATAATCTGTAATTTCTATTTGTCTATTTATTACAGATACACCATTTCTTGTGTTCATATGAAAATATACAGCACATAATGTCAAATCAACTGGTTCATTATTAAAATCAAGTAATTGTGCTTTTAATAAAGGTAGTGTGTCGTTTTGTTTAATAAAAAACATTGTCAATCTCCACCTTTGTTTTTGAAGGATTAAGTTTAATATTATATTTGTTTCCAATAATATTTGATTTATATTCAGAATTTGAAATAGTATTATTAATACCACTATCAAATATTATTTCTGGTACATCATCCCGTTCTATTTCAATTATTAAATTACTACCTATAAAAAATTCATATTTCATAAACTTAACCTTCTATTTTTTCTTCATCATTTATGTTTCTGCTTGCATCAACATGAGCTTCTGCTAAAATATAAGTTATTAATGTAGCACCAGCCATTATAACACTTGTAACTTTTTCTACATCAGCTTCGGCATAGTTAAATGCAAACATCAACGCTGTTACAAATCCAACAATAGCAATCCAAAATTTTCTACTTGACAATTTTTGTTTCCAATTAATCATTTCTACTCCCCCTTGTAATCTTCATCATAATTAACAATTTGATTTGTATAACTTAATTCGGTTTCTTCTTTACTAACTTCTTTTTTCTTTATCCCAGCTAAACTCCAAAGTTCAACTGTTGTAAAAGTAAACCATGCACCAACTAAAGCATATGGCTCTGAATAAGTTTTGGCGAAAATATAAAGCACCGCAATCGTAAATAAAATATTCATTATAATTATAATACTAACTATTTTTTTGCTAAACTTCATTTTATAATCACAACCTTGTTTACATTATCCCAATCAACCTCAAACCCAAGTAATTCAGACAATTCTCTTATACCTACATAATTTTTGTCATCTTTCATTACACCATCAATTATATACTCTTTTCCTTTGAAAATAAGTTTTATACCGTCTTTTTCTCCACTTAATTCTTTTTTGAAATCAAACCACGCTTTCCAATTATCTTTACTCATACTTTGTGGACATATTTTCCCAGTTACATCATAGTGTCTAACAACATTTTCTATTGGCAACTTATATTTTACCATTAATTCTTTAACAAGTTCTAATGTTTTTTCAACTGCAACTTTATAATTTCCATCTGAATTAACACAAATTTCAATTCCAATACTGTTTGAATTTTTAACTATATTTTTTAGACTTCCCCCACCATTTGTATATTTTTGATTATCCCCACAGTGCCAAGCGGTATCTTCATCTTTAACAATTCTCAACACTTGTTTATCGTCTACAACATAATGTGCCGATGCTTCTCTTGTAGTGGTGTTAAAATATTTATAATGTGCTTCTGCATTTGCACCACGACCTATATTAGCAGTATCGTGTATAACAATGTGGGTTATTTTTTTGCCACCTCTACCTTTGGTAAAGTTTTTAGTTATTAATTTTTGATTAATCAACATATTAAATCATTCCTTTTTCATTCTAACAGGCAACTCGATAATTTCATCTATCAAACAGTCTATTACTCCATTAGCACCAAGATTATGATATTGCTCATACATATTAAATATATTATCTCTATCTTCTACTGTTGCATATCCTTTATCCATTAAATATTGGTGACTTTGCCGAATTCTATCTCTTAAAACTGCTTGAATACCAGCTTTCATTGCGTGATTTTCCAATATAAATTTATCCATTTTATTATCAATAGATTTAAAATATCTCTTAAATAACCAAGAAATCCCGCCCATCAAAAATGCCAACCAATACTGCAATATAAATTCTACCATTAAGCTACCTCCCACTACTTATGAATTACATATTTTATGAAGTTTTTCAAATCTCTTTTATTATAATCATATTGCAAATCTTCTGTGGCGTGGTCTAAAAATGAACCGTAAGTTCCGCCAAAAAGAATTCTGAAATCTTCTGCAAAAATCTCTGTTGGCTGATGTCTATATTCGCTTTCATCTGTCCAATAATCTGGTATACCACGAATTTTTCGATACACACTTAAATCCCAATCGTTCATTTTGTTATAAATTAAATGTCCAATTTCGTGGGCTACAACATCGTCTAATATAATTTTACTCTTAAGTGGCAAGTAGTCTAATATAACAATCTCATTGTCACCATGTATAAACCCAATGGTAAGTGCATATGGAAACATATAATCTAATATATGGATTGTAAAATCAAACGGTATCTCGATTTCTAATCTATTTACACTTCGTTCTACATCACGAATTGAAATTTGGTCGGTTATTTGGTACGCCATTTGTAAGTTATATTTAATTAAAACATTATTATTGTCAACCAATCTATTGTCATCTATAACAGTTACTTCAGCAAACGCAATATTTGGAATTAAAATTATTAAAACGCAAATTAGACTTATTAATTTTTTATTTTTCATCTTTTTCATCTTTTTCAGCTTTTTGCAGTTGGGTCACGATTTGTATAAACGCTTCTACTTCAGCACCTTTTAATTCTGTCCTTGATAGAAACACTAATAGGTTTTTAATTTGTTCTTCTGTAAACACCACTTTCATAATTTACCCTCCAACTCTTTTATTGTTTTTTCAATGGATGCAATCTTCAATAATATAAATGCGTTGTAATCCAATACATCAAATTCTTCAGTTTCTATGGGTCTTTTATCTTTAGATTTTGGATTTTTCCTATCCTTTTTAGGTTTTATTTTGTGTTTTACTATTTGAAAATCGTCTATATTTAATCCATAATCACCAAATGCTTTTCTTACACTTTGAGTTGTTGTTCCTATTGACATTCCGTTCTTACCATTTTCGATGTGTTGTTTATACCTATATGATATTATTGGAACACTTTTTATTGCATCTAATACAACACTGTCAACTTCATCAAAGTCAGTTTTTAATCTTTCATCTGAACGTGTAACTTGCCCATTAATTATAACATCTCCAGCGTAGGTGTCAAGTATTATGTCAAGAGCTGCATCTAAATCAATATCGTTATCATCTGTCACTAACTCCATTCTATCATAAGCATACAAATACATTCTATCAGTTGCAGATATGCTAATGTCCAAATTATCAGATGGGGCATCTCCTGCCACTATTGAGAAATTTTCAAACACCGAAATCCCGAACCCAAGACCTCTATCATAACTAACAGTTTCGCCAAATTCAATTCTGGTATGAGTTGTAGATAGTGGTTCAAGTCTTATGACGCCATATTCGCTATCAATTCTAATATCGTCATAAGCATATAATGAAATCAAACCACCATCACTCATTAATGCTATATTGTCAATTGCATCCAAATAAATATCATCATTTGTTTCCAATACAATATCGGCAGTTGCACCAGTTACATCATTGTAGCCAGATATGAAAATATCCTTATCATAACTTCTAATGCCGAATTGAGTTCTCCCAGATATATCAACTATATTTCCAATATCAGCTTCTAACACAGTTAATGGTTGTCCAGAAGCAACTATCTGTGTCCAATATGTTGTATTTGTAGGCAGTACACCAGTTACAGAACTTGTCCTCCCAACAATACATTGATACCCTGCACCACCATACGAAACTGTATCTCCACGATAATAAGTTGTGGTACTACTATAAGCAACAAATCCAGTATAGAAATTTATTGTACCAAATTGGCTTGAGGGTATAATTGAAATCCCATCTAATTGATTGTCAACATTATAAGACTTTAATCCAGAACTATTTATCTCAATTCTCTGACCACTATTTGCTGTCTTGAACAAACTACCAACTATCGTACTACCAGTTATAGTTCCAGCACTTATATCTGGTGCTACAAGTAAAGTTCCACTGCCAACTTCAATTCGATTATCAACACTATCCCACAAAAGTTGATTTTTGAAATTGAAACTCCCATTGTCTAAATTTATCCAAGTATTACCATCTTCACTTGTAATTAATCCAGTTCTAACTCTGTCAGCACTCATAGTACCAGTAGTTATATAATTGGCGACTATCGCCCCATTCATTGTTATAGCGGTTCCGTAAGTTCCATTCACACCTGTACTACTATAACCAAGTCCGTTTAAGTTCCATCTCCAAACCTTTTGTGCAGTTTCGACATCGGTTGTGTCCATTATGAGCAATTCATTTTGCCTTTTAACCACATACCCACCAAGTTCGGCGGTCAATAAATCAGTTGCGTCTATAATCGCTTGTTCCAAGTCACTTACTTCATTGCCAATCGTTTCTTCAAGTTGTTTTCTAACCAATTCAATTCTTTTATCTGTCGAACCCTTGAACCCTTGTGTTTCTGCTGGTAATCCGTCGGCGTCCATTATCGCTTTTCCACGATATTTATATCTACTATGTGTTATTAAAGTAATATAACTATTTCCATCACTTGTATTATGCGTTATAACATCTCCAACTTCCATAGCCGGGTCGCCTTGCCATTCACAAGTATATGGTCTGTAAGTCAACGCACTAACTTTTGTCAGCAAATTATTTAGAACAGTTGCGTAATTATCTTGCAACAATGGATTTCCGCTTAAATCCCACATATAATTATCTGTTCCAGCCAAATATATTGCGTCATCTGTTTCNTATTTTATACCTGTTACATTTACTGAATAATTNTTAACTTTTATAGAAAATCTATTATTTCCATCATAAACTTCGCCACTTGGGGTGTACCATCTAAGTTCCAACCCATTGTTTTTATTTATATAAGCGAATGTTCCAGATAATTCACATACCCAAGCCAATATATCTCTATAAGTTGCGTTTTCAGTAAACTTTGTGGTAACAACATAATCGGCATTGGTGAATGAGAGTGTAGCTGGTGTAACATCTGCAAAAGTACAAATATCCAAATATATACTCTCTAACGTTGCTGGATAACTCAAACTTGAAAGCGAATACGGCTCATCAAGTTTTATCATATTGTCGACCGCTTTTATTTCCAAAGTATTAGAAAGTATATTTACTTCATCTATATTAAAACTTCCCAATGGAACAAACTCGAATAAATCTTCCATTTCTGGATAATACGATGGTTGATTCGGATTTAAGAATGTAGTATATTCATCATAACCATCGGCTAATAATAACCCAACTTCTGGTAAAATTTTTGCACCATCAAAATTAATGCTATCATATTCTGGCTTTCTGATTATAGTCAAACCAAGTTCTTTTGCTACAACTCCACCAGCTACAAATTCGCCACCAACTATACTTTTTTCATCGACATATAATGTATTAGACGCAATATCGTCATCATATAATGTTAAAGTTCCATTGGAATGTTGTATAGTAACTATAATTTTGAAAGTTCTTACATTTTCTTTTATTTTACTTTTATAAGTTTCGCTAACACTATACATTTTCCACCACCTAATATTCTATGACATTAAAACTCAAACTCCATAAAGGATTGTTTCCGTTTCTATATAATACTGCTTCTAATTTTCGGTCACCACAATACATTTCTTTTGTAACATTTCCATATGGTGTTGGAAAAGTAACAGTAAATTTATCTGGCTCTATTGCGTTTAATATCGTTGACACTTCACTATTTGTTAAAACATTCCACGAAAATTCAACTTTATAAACATTTGACCTTATTCTATCCCTCTGCAAAATTCCAAGTTCGTTTCTTGTAGTATCTGGTGAATCCAAGTCCGACATTGGAATACTCATAGAAGAAGGTGCTGGTAAATCAACACCATCTATTGTTATTATTGCCATTACCAACACCCCCTCTAAACATTAATTACGGTTTTCCCACTTAGTCTATTTTGCCTATTTATTGAACCAATCATTTTTTCAACTATTGTATCTTCGCCGATTTTAACTTGTAGTACGGTATTTCCATTAGAACCACCCATAACACTTGCAACAGCTTGGGCGACACCAACACTTACTGCNTCTACTATTTGGTCATTATTCATAACCGCTGTCTTACTACCAAATCCACCAACTAATTCAGCACCAGCTTCTCTGGCTATAAATACTTGACCGTAATCTGGAATACCACCATTAGCAAATTCAAGATTTGGTTTAGATTTTGGTGTTATATCAGCTTTTATTTGTTTTATTCTATCCAACTTAACACTACCAACCATATTAATTTCTATATCGTCACCAATGAATGGTATATCTTTTATCCAGCTTATGAATTTATTTATTCCACCTATTATTTTGTTAATCATTCCTTCAAATCCACCAATTATTCCATTCGCTATATTTATAAAAAAGTTACCAATATTTGACCAAAATTTGCTCCACTCTTGTGCAATTTGAGTTGCATTTGTTGAAATGGTTTTCTTTAGACCAGACCACATTGTTGAAAAATTAGTTTCTACTTTACCAGTCCAAGTTGTGAAATCTGTCCATAAAGTGTCCCACGATTTCTTCCAATTAGTCCAAAATTCACTTGCAAAAACTTTTTGGTTAGACAACATTGTATTATTGTTTTTTTCTAAATCGTCTTTTATACCACTATAAGTTGTTTCACTTTTTACTTTGGTGTCAGACCATAATGTGTCCCAAGTTTTTTTAACATTTTCTTTGAATATATCCCAATTAGTCAATATATTTCCATTTTCCAAGTCTATATATTCAACTGTTTCTGGGAATTTTTCTTGTGCTGTTGATAATATCCCATCAAATTGTTCTTGTGCTTTTTTTATTGTATCTTCTTTGGTTTCAAGTGCTTTAGCTTTTATCAAGTCATATTGTTCATTAGTTATTGCCCCAACTTCCAACATTCTATCGGCTTCTCTAATTACACCGTCATATTGTGCGATAGCTTCATTTATAGCTGTTTCTTTTGTATTTATTGCGTTTTTAATCAATTCACTCATTAATTCAGTAGAAATCGCAACGCTATCTTCTTTTAGTCTACTTAGAATTAATTTTTGTTCTGCTTCTGTTTCAGTTAAATGCTCAATACCTACATTTTGCCAAGTAGCAGTTATTCCGTTTATTTCTTCCCACATAGCATTCACATCGGTTATTTTGCCATCATTATATTGTTGCATTAAAGTATTTATTCTTTCTTCACCAGAATCAATGTTTGCTCTTAAATCATCATAATATTTTGTATTAGCAATTATTAATTCGTTATATGCTTCTTCCCCTAATGACTTCTTTAATGGCTCTAATCTTGCCAATGCTTGGTTTTTATCTGAATCTAATTCACTTATGATATGATTTTTAATACTTGTGATTCTATTTTTAATGTCCGTTAGAGTAGTATCGTCAATCTCTAAATTCCCCCACTCTATTTCCATTAAAATTAAATTCAAATCTTCCAATTCTTCCATAAATGGTTGAAGTTTTTGTTTGGTCGTATCACTTATACCTTCCCCAAATAAGTCTATGCTTTCTATGGCTGGGCTTAAGAAATCGCCTAATGCTCTTAACGCAATAGTTATACCTTCTATTGCTAAAAGTGCGACTCCGAACGGTGCAGTTGCTGGATTAAATAATAATACTATACCACCTAAAGTAATTAAAACATCTGACATATCTATACCAAGTTTTTTNAAATCGTCAATTACGGGTTGCATCCAGATGCTAAATTTACCTAAAGACTCATATATTTTATCTCCNAGCCATTCAAATACTTTTCCTACACCTTCTACACCTTTTCTAAAGTTTTCATTTTCAGCATACAATTCCACAAATCTTGCTATTGCAGTAGCTAAAACACCAGTCCACCCCAGAAGTTTCCAATTCACACCACTTAACAGAGTAGTTCCTTTTGTTCCAGCTAACCCAGATTTGCCATACATCGCTGCACTTAATGTATTTGTAGCAGTCAATGCTTTCCACAATTCAGTTGTAAGTCTTGAAATATCTACTATTGCGTTAGTAACTTTCCAAGATAGAAAACCAATACCTATTAAAACAACGGTTTTTAATATATTTTCCAATATAGGTTGAACAATGCTTTCTAACTCTTTGGATTTTTGCTTTATAGTATCAAACAACGAGTCATAACTAATATCTTCAAGCCATGACGAATCCATACCACCAGCTATCGCACCAGTTCCACCAGCACTCCCAGCTTCTGGCTTAGTTCCAAGTACATTTATTTCATCAAATCCAGCTAATGCGTTTTTAAGTTTTTTAGCTGAACCAGTAGCACCGTCTAAATTATCTCCAAGTTCGTCTGAATCTTCAACTATACCACCAAAACTTGTATTAATCACCTTTGCAGTATCTTCATTATAACCAAAAAATGAAGCAATGGTATTGGCAATATTTATTAACACACTCAATACAGCGTTCAAGTACGGTAATACTTTTTGTAAAATAGGAATGAAAATAGTACCAATAGACCTTCCAAGTGTTACAAATCGTTCTGATAAAATTCTTAATTGGTTAGCTGGTTGGTCAATCGTTCTCGCAAAGTCTGTTTGAGCCAAAGCCGTTTGTCTAATCATTACTGCGTATCTCAAAGCCATTTTTTCGCCTTGCGACATATTTCTAACTGATTTTGTAATACCTTGTGCCAATGCTTCTGTTTTTAAACTCGCTTCGGTGACATCTATACCATATTTATAAACGGTTTCTGATTGACCTACTAAACCAGACCTTAAATCTCCAAGTGCTTGCGATATGTCTACATTATATAATGATGCTAAATCCAAAGCCAATCTATAAGAAGTTGTCGATAAATTTTGTGCTTGTCTGTCTGTTAACCCCATAGACCTTGATAATGATGCAAATGTACCAATCGCNGTTTGCATATTTGTCAAGTCGAGTCCAGTTAATTCGCTCATACTCTTAACTGTATTGTTTGTTTCGACTGCCAATTCACCAAGAGCAACGCTGAACAAGTTTGCAGTTTCTATCATATCCATAGCACTTTCTACTGCATTTGAAATACCACGATATAACATATAGAAACTTAGTCCACCCAATGCCCTTTTTAAGTTGAGTAAACTACCAGACATACCAGAAAAACCTTTGCTGGCTCTATTTGCATCTTTTGTCAAGTTGGTCAGACTCATATTGGTTTTTCTTATTTGCGGATATATTTTTGAAAAACTTTTATTGGAATCAGAAACACTTTTGCCAAATGACCGCCATTCTTGTGACGCTTTTTTGGTTGTAGGGAT